CTGAGCGCCCATTTGAACTGGCGCACAAACTCTTCAAGGTGGTTCTGCACGACGCGGTACAGCGTGACCAGGTCGCCGTTGATGTCGTTGAGGACTTCGACGGGCGCAGCCTGGGGTCGCATGAAGTAAAGCGCGGCGCCGCCGGCAAAGACTTCAACGTAGCATTCGTGTGGTGGAAAAAGCGGAATAAGGCGATCGGCCAGGCGGCGTTTGCCGCCCATCCAAGGGATGATGGGTGTGGACATGAAAGCAAGACCTTTACTGTATGGATAAACAGGTGCTAGGCTCGCCGCGCTTCGTGCACGGAGTGGAGAGCCTTGGCTGGACTTGCAGGGACATCTGCAGGGACGGCGACCGGTCCGGATGTTGGCGCATTCGTACCGGTCGCTCTTTTTTACTTCGGTGTTGAAACGGATCTGGCGTAGGCCTGACAAGCCGCCAGGGCGATCAGTCCTCGATCGCCGGCATCGGTGATGCCGATAATTCTTTGAGCATGCGCTGGGTCAAGTTCGACTCTTGCGGAGCCATGAACCACGCCGCCGGCGCTGGGGGTGGCTGGCATTGCACAGCCGCTGGCTGAATCGGTGGCGGAGAGTAGGACTGACAAGCGCACATCAGCAGTGGCAAGGCGATCGCGCAGACGATCTTGATCACGTTGGACATCACTCAACACTCGGTAGTGGGATTGTTCGCTGGTTGAAAGGCGCTGCTCGAGCGCCAGTCGTTTGTCTTGTTCGGTGCGCTGTTGCGCGGCCGAAGCGAAAGCCAGTTGATTGAGGGCCTCTGCATGCAAGCGGGCTTGCTGTTCCAGCTGCTGGCCGTAACGCCAGTCCTGAACCGTCCACGCACTCGCTGCAGATGTAATGGCCAGGGCTGCCAGCGTCATGCCAACAGCCAGCAGCCGGTACGGCGCGGGAATCAAGTCGAAGAAACGCATAACACTGCCCTCGCCCGCTCCCACAGTTGCTGTCGATCGGCCAAGCCGTTCAAACCGCCATTGACCTTGCGGGTGATCGCTTCGAACTCATCGCGATCGGCCAGCGCATTCAGCTCGCGCACCCACCAGAACCAAGCCGCCGACTCAGCCGCCCATTGCGGTTGTTCCAGCAGTTCTGGTACACGCAGCAAACGCTCGTCACCAAACAGCGCCAGGCTGCAGCGCAGGTAGTTGTTGTGGCCGGTGATCTGGATCAGGCCACGCCCGCGATAACGCTGGCCATCACCGTCGGCCGCCGGGGTATTGCCCAGCTTCACGGCGAGGTTTCCGGTGTCGTATTTGCTCAGGTATTGCTCGCCGCCCAGTTCGCGGACGTATTGCAGTTGGCCAGACTCGTGCCCGACCTGGGCCAGGAACGCCGCCCGGCGTTTCGGCGTATCAATCTGCCGGCGGGCCATCGCTGCATTGAGGGCGGAAACAAAAACGCCCGCTTGGCGGCGGGCGTTGGGCATGATGCGCAACAACTGTTGTTCGGTGAGAGGCATACAAACTCCAGGCGTAAAAAAACCGCACTCGGCGGCTGGTGGGTGCGCTGTAGCGCTATGCGAGACTGACAACCTTGACCGGCTTCACCTCCTTCTTTTTCTTGCCTTTGGCCTTGGCCTTGCCCTTCTTGCCGCCGTTACATTCGACGGTGGTCGACCAGCCGGCCTGGGTGTAAACCTGCTCGACCGAGTCGGCCAGGTACTCGCCATCTAGCCCGACCTTGAAGCCTTGGGCGTTGATTGGGCGCTCTGCAAACAGGTCGGTACGCCCGGGCATTTCGAAGCGCACCCCGGCGGTCGAGCGGTTGAACGCCGCCAAACGCGCCTTGGCGGCCGACTCGGCCGCGCTCTTGTTCGGGTGAATGTGCCGATCGGTATGCACCGCTGGCAGCCCGTCAGGCACGTCGTCGTTGTCCAGGGCCACAACCACCAGTTCGCCGGTTTTCTTGTCCTGATGCTTGGCGCCGACCGTCTTGTGGGCATTGCGATCACCCAAACGGAACTGCCAGCGGCTGACGTCGCTGGGCACCAGGGTGATCGCGCCGAACTGCTGGCCGCTTGCGCTTTGCCCGGCTTGGCGCGGCATGACCAGCAACTTGCCATCGGCAACCTTGGCCGTGCAGTCGTACTGCTTGGCCAGGCGCGTGATAAAGCTAAAATCTGACTCGCTCAACTGATCGGCCCGCGGGACCTTGGTAGACACCGGGCACACCGGCTGCCAGCCATTGCGCGCGGCGATGTCGGCGACGATCTTCGACAGCGGCACGTCCTCCCAACTGCCGCTGCGAATGGTCTTGCCGCTGCCGCGCATGTCGCTGGTCTTGCCACGGATCACGATCGTACTCGGCGGGCCGTCCACCTCGACCTCGTCGACCAGATAACGCCCCAGGCGCGCCAGGCTTTGCCCCTCATAGCCCAGGTAGACCTCGATCCCGGCGCCGCGCCGCGGCAAGGTCACCAGGCCGTCGCGGTCATCAATGCGCAATTCGAACTCGTCCGACTCCATCCCGGGCTTGTCCGAGGTGCGCAGCAGCAACAGCCGGTCATTGATCAAGGCGGTAATATCAGCGCCGTCAGCGACAACGCGAAACTTCGGGTTCATGCGGTTTTCGCCCAATAAAAAACCCGCACCAGGCGGGTCAAGGTCAATCGGTCGTTACGCGTAACGGCAGGCGCCGCCGGCGGTGATCCGGACGGGATCAGTTCCACAAGGTCACTTGCTCTTCGATCGGGTCCGGCAGATCCGGCAGCACGATCACCACCCCGGTGCGAAAGGGCTGGACCTCATCGGCCAGCCCCTGATTGGCAGCCAATACCGCCTCCACACTGCCGACCAGATGGCCATAGTAGTTATGGCAAATGGTGTCGAGCAGATCCCCGTCAGACGTTCTGCATGTCGTCGCCATAGCGGACAAACTCCAGTGTGAACCCTTGTTTACGCGGGATACCGCCCTGCATGAGGCCGCTTTGCTCTTCTTCGATGGACGCCAGGCACCAGGTGCCCAGCACCTCGCCATAACCGGTGGTCAAGGTCAGCGGCTGCAACTGGCCACCGATCCTACGCAGCGTGTCGAGCTGTTTTAGACCGCCCTTGAATCCCGGGAAAATCGCCCCCTTGAGGGTGATTTTCTCGTCGCCCATACCGACCCCTTGCTGGGCCGGCCGGCGTGATAGGCGTTCCTGTGAAGCCCAGCGGAACGCGGTCGAGCGACGCAGCTCGTTAAAGGCCGCCGTGTCGAGGTTGAAGAAATACGGCTGTGCCTTGGGGTCTTGCGGCTGGATGATCAGCAGGTGCGGAAACGGCTTGACCGCTTCCGGCGCCGGCGTCTGATCCGCGGCAAAGGCCCCGGTCGGCATGATGTTGGCCAACGCCGGATTGACGTTGCCGGCAACCTTGTTGATCGCCGTGGCCGCCCGGCTCGCTTGCTCCTTGAGCACCCCCAGGCGCTCGTCGATTTGCGACACCGCACGGGTGGCCGTGCCATACATGGCCACCACCTGGCCGACCTTGGCCTGGGCGGCATTCACCCCGCGCATGACCCGCTGAAGCTTGGCGCCCAGCGCCGGCCCGACAAAGGGCACGCCCTCCAGCTCGGACGCGGCGCCGGTGATTTCGCCGATCGCGCCATTCACCGGCCCCAGCATGCCGTCCATGCTGCGCCGGCCGGTTTCGCCCGCTGACGCCAGGTACTTCAGCCCCGATTGCAACTGCTCTAATGCAGGCATAAGCCCCCCTATTAAACGTGTGGCGCGTCGTACAGCTTGCGGCTTTCCAGTTGCTGGGCCACTGCGCGCAAATGCTGGTCGAGATAAGGCTGGATTTGAGCAAAGACTTGAGCACCGTCTTTGACATCGCCGTTCACCACCAAATTAAACGGCGCCTGGATATCCACCTTGGAATCGACCTTGACCCCTTCGGCCTTGTCGGCGACCGGCGGCTTGGCCAGCAGCGCGGCCGCGGCATCAGCGCCGGGCGGTGGCATCAACATGGCGCGAGCCGCATCACCCGGTTGAGTGCCGGCAGGCTTGGCGAAGGACTGGGCGATACCGCCCATCACCGGCGCGATGTTCTGCCCGGCATTGGCCATCATCAGCGGGCCAGCGTCCGGCATTTGCTTCAACGCGGGATCGGTGCCAAACATCGACTTGCCCAGGTAACCGCCCAGGGCGTCGCCGCCCAGACTGCCGAGAACGCCACCGATCGCACCGCCCAAGAGCGTGCCCACCACGGGTACTACCGAGCCAATCATGGCCCCAAACGCCGCGCCGCCGATGGCGCCCGTCAGGCCGCCTGCGGCTCCACCGTAGCCCTCGGCTTTTTCGTCCCGGGTTTCGGCATTCTGGTAGGTGTCATAGGCCTTGTAGCCAGCCTCAGCGATCGCAAAAAACGCCGCACCCTTGACGACCGAGCCCACGCTAACCCCTCCACCGCCACCACCCTTGGCCCCGCCTTGGCCCTTTTTGCCCTCGCCACCCAGGTCGCCCAGGTCCGGGCCACCGCCCCCGCCCAGCGCGCCCATGTTAGTCACGATCACCTTTTGCGGAATGTTAGGATTACCCATCAGCGAACCGCGCCCGATGTTCAGCAGGCCCTTGGCAATCTTGAAACTGCTCATCGCCGTTTGAAACGCGATCACCGCCGCCACGGCCGCGCCGATGCCGGTCACCACGCGCGGGGATTCATCGGACAGTTTGCTCAGGCCCTGAGTGACGTAGGTCAGGCCATCGGCCACCGCGTCGGTCACCGGCCGGAACGCATCACCGATCGCGCGCATCGCGTCATCGGTGTTCTGTGCCATTTCGGCCCACTTCTGCGCCGACGACTGCCGGCGCTCTTCCAGGTTCTTGTCCAAGATCCCTGACGCGCTGGCCGATTCGTTTTTGAGCCGGGTGTACAGGTCCTTGTTCTGCATGAACGCGGTCAATGCGCCCTTAACCTGCATATCGGCGAACAGGTCGCCAGTGCGCAGGGCTTGCTCCAGGGATGCCAGCATGGCCTTGGCTTTTTCTGGATCCTGCTCCTTGCTGATCTTCGCCGTGGCCTCAGCCATCGCGGCAGCTTTCTTCGGATCGGTGGCTGCGATGTATTTCTGCGCCAACTCAAAGCTGGATTCCAGCGTGGATTTACCGTTCTGCAGGCCGGTGTTCATCGAGCCCTGATAGTCGATCCCGGCCTTTTTGTAAGCCTCGACCGTGTCGCCCGAGCCGATCTTTGCCATCCAGTTTTTGAGGTTGTTGGCCGCCTCATCGGCGCCGCCGGCGGTCTTCATTTGCACCTGAAGAATCGCACCCAATTGCGTTACCGCGTCCATGCCAGTGATACCCATATTGCCCATATTAGCGAGCAATTCCGGGAACCAGCGCGCCATGTCAGCGGCTTCAAAGCTACCCGCCTGACCTTGATAGGCGATCGCCTCCAAGGCCTTTTGCATTTGCGCCGGGTCGGTGATCTTGGCGTTCTGCCCCAAGGCATTGATCATGCGCGCCGTTTCGCCACCATCTGAGCCCTGTCCTACGGCAAACTTGGCCGCCGTCGGGGCATACGCCAGGGCCTTGTCCAACTCCATGCCGGCACCCACCAGGGCGTTGACTACTTCGGCCACCTGATTACGCGCCATGCCCGTCTCGCGCGAAGTGTCGATGATCCGCCTCGACATGTCGCCCTCTTCAGGCTTGTTGGCAATGCCTGACTTGATCGCAATGTCACGAATGATCGCGCCATAGTCGGCGCTGACCTTGGTCGGAATGGCCATCGCTGCCGTGGCCGCCACCGCCTGGCCGACGCTGCTTTTGAGCTTTTGCCGCCCTTCGTCAATCTGCTGATGGCCCTTGGCTTTCAGCTCAGCCTTGGCCGCCGCCTGGCCCATGGTGTTGTACGCCTTGGCCAGGTTGCGCACTTCCACGCCCTGCTTTTTCAAGCTGCTCAGGTTGCCCTCAAGCTGCTTGAGCAAGGCGCCGGCCCCCTTCTCGCCCGCCAGGTGGGCCTTGCGCCATTCATCTTGCAAGCGCACGGTCTCCCCGATGGTCTTTTGCAAGACCCGGGCTTTTTGGCCTTCGGCCTCCAGCTTCTTGATGCGACTGGTGACATCCTTAAACGCGCTGCCCACCGTGGAGCTTACCGCCCCGCCAATGACCAGGCCGAGCGCGAGTTTATTCGCCATGTGCGTGCCCTATACGTCGAGGAAAACAGGCGGCTCAATCCGTGAGCCACCACACCATTTCCGAAAAAGGCATAGCCTTGATCTCGGCCGCCGAGAAACCCGTCTCTTTGGCCAAGCGTCGAGCCAGCACCTTCAGGGTGGTTTCGTTACAGGTCGTCGTCTTCAACCAGGCGAAAATAACCGGCCTGCAGGCGGTTGTAGTCTTTGATTTTCAAAGCGGTCAGCTCCGCATCGCTGGCCGCGATCAGGCTGCAAAACAGGTTCTTTTCCAGCTTGTCCATCTCGCCGCCGCTGGCCGCCTTGGCCGCTTCCATGTCTTTCACGCATGGCGCGCGCATGGTCATCTTGTCGACCACGACGCCGCCGATATTGGCCTTGTAGGCCAGCGTTACGGTTACGCCTTCGTCCGTCAGGGCCAGCCAGCTCGGCAAGGGCTTGTTGAGGTTGATTGGTGTCATGTGCAAATTCCTTAAAGGCCCAGGGCCGTGCGCTCAGCGGCCAGTTGGTCGACACCGTCGATCACCTGGATCATGTTGAGGGGATCGATCTCGTACATCACGCGACCGTCGATTTCGAGCTTGTAGTAAGTGACCGACATGGCGTGCTTGATTTCGGCCTTGTCGCCCGGCTTCCAGTCGCCCATGTCGACCTCTTTCACCGCGCCGCGCAGGGTCACGATGACGGCCTTCACCGCCCCCTTGAGCCCCTTGTACGCGGCACGGAACACCGCGTTGCACGCGGTCTGATCGGCCAGGCCGAAATACTTCAGCGACTCGCGGCGCACACCGTTGGTGGTAAATGCCGCCTCAAGCTTTTCCAGGCCCATGCCCATCTCGATCGGGGCGGACATGCCGCCGCCCTGATAGTCGTCGGTTTTTTTGGTCAGCTTGGGCAGCGTCAGGGTCGGCACTTCGCCGGCGAAACTCACGCCGTCGATAAACGCGGCGCAGTTGGACAGTACTTCTGGAATCATGGATTGGCCCCTTAGGCTGTTTCGAGAACTTCGGTCAGCCACTCGTTGGTGACTTCAATGAGGAAATTCGGGTTTTCCGCCGGCGGCACGTCGGTGAAACGAATGCGCCAGTAAATTTTGCCCTGCTCGATTTGGCTGGCCGTGTTCATTTCGGTGTCCGCGTAGACCTCGAAATTGATCACCGCACCGGCATTCTTCTGATCGCGCATGAACGCTTGCAGACCCTCGGTGACATCCTTCACGTAGGTCTTGGTGATCGAGCGATCGACCGCCCACTTGTGCCCGGCCTGGATCGCATCCATCAGGATGTCGCAGGTACGCACCCGGGTAACGAACGCCCATTTCGCATCGCTGGACAGCGTGCGGTTGCCCCACAAGCGATACCCGCCGTCCCGGATGATCGTGGTGATATTGGCGTTATTGAGTAGGTTGGCCCGGCAAGTCTCGTCGCCGTCGAGGTATTCGATCGGCCGCGTGGTGCCGGTGATCCCGACAAATTCCTTGTTCGACGGCGACGCCCAGTAGCCGTAGTTGGCATCGGTCCAGGCAAACAGTCCGGCCGTCCAGGCCGAGCCCGGTGCGTCGACCGTGGCACTGGTGGTCGTGTCCCAGTACTTCACCCCGGGATCAACCAGGTACAGGCGCTTGCTGCCGAATTCCTCGGCGTAGGCCAACGCGGCCTCGTCGGTGGTATTGGGACCGTCGATGATGGCGATCGCGCGCAACTTGGCGGCCAGCGCATCCATGGCCGTCGCGACCGCCTGGGTGGCGGAATGCTTCGGCGCAATGATGAGCTTGGGCTGGGCGTTGTGCTTGCTCTTGCCATCGAGCAGCGCCTGCAGGCCGGTACGCTGCCCTGAGGCCAGCACGCCACCAATGATGGCCGACGTCTGTAACGCCGCGTCCTCCAGCTTGGCCACCCCCACCGCAACAATCACCGCTTTGGCGCGCACGTAGATGGCCTGTGCGGCTTTGGTGATCGCCGAGTCAGCACCGAAGGCGGCAATGGCCTCGCGCTCCGACGTGAGCAACACCAGGTCGCCCGCCTTGGCCGTGCCGCCGCCCAGCACGCCCGGGGTGAAGGTGTCGCACAAGCCAATGATCGAGGACGACGGCAGCGAAATGGTGCGCGCCCCGGTGTCGATCAGCGTCGTGGTGACGCCGTGAAAAAAACCACTCATAAGGGTCAGTCTCCAGAAACGAAAAAGCCCCGCATGAGCGAGGCTGTGAGGGGTGTTCGCGTTACGCGTAACGGCGCAACGGGGTTAAATGGATTTCCAGGGGTTGACCTCAAACGTCAGGCCTTTCCACTGCGCGGTCGGGTCGCTGGTGTAGTCCTCGGCCCAGTCGCTGGGCTCCGGCTTGAACCCGAGTTGAATCACTAGGGCACGGGCGGCCGACCACTGCCACACGCCATAAAAACCGTAGTAACGCCGGCCGGTGGCCTTGTGCGTGGCCAACAACAGACGGCGGCCGCCTTGCCCGGGGCGATCCTCGACACTCTCGTCACCCCAGTAGCGGAAATCGCACTCGGTCAGCGGGCAGCTGAACCAGGGATGAAAGCGCATGTTGTTGGCCGGGTTGCGGATCGCCAGCCACCAGAGCTGGGAGAACCAGTGATAGGCGCCCAGCCCGAACGGGGCATTCAGATGCCACCAACCGCGCTTATCGCCCAGGGCGCCGTCACGATCGTTGGACCATAGCCAGGCCCAAACCGGCAGCCGGCGCAGCGACCAGAATCCCGGGGCCTGGGTGAAGGCGATCGGCGGCCCCTCGATCGACAGGAAGGGCAGCGCCGCCGGCACCACCAGAAAACCCAGCAGGATCAGAAACACCCGCAGCGGCAGAAATAGCGCCCACTGCAAAGCAGCGCGCAGGACATGCAACGTCATAGGTCAACCTCGGATATCAGAAAAGAAAACGCCCCGTCAGTGCGGGCCGTTCATTGGGCCTGTTCGGCGATCCAGTCCGGCGCGATCGGCCGGTGCTGGCTGTCGGGGAAGTCTGCCGACTGCGGCCAATCACGCAGCGCCTGCATGTACAGCAACAGCTCGGCAAACTGCTCGACGGTCAATGTGGTGTCGCTGCCGATATCAAGCTGATCGCGGTGACGGTCGCGTAACCAGATCACCGAAGACAGCTCAGCATCACGCCAGGCTCGCTCGGTGACGCCGGGTTCAGGCATCACCACCGGGACATCAACCAAATACGGAAGCCCCTTTTCATCATGAGCCCGAACCCGCCCCTGTTCTGGATTGGCAATGACCAACTCGAAAACGCTCTCCGAAATTTCGATTGCGTCGCCCGGAATATTCTTGCCATGAATCGCCGGCAGATACGTGCAACCTGTAGACGGACTGTAGAAACGCATAACTTCTCCTTATTTCCCAAGCGCAAGCCAGCGCGCCGTCACGGTCGCCGTTTCGGCAGCATCCTTATCAGCAACCAACGTCATCCCCTTGGTTCCTAGCACATCCACATAAGGCCCCGTGACCTTGGCCAATGCGATTGAGCCCACAGACCAGCCCGCATAAAAAGCGAACTCCGGGAACTCGATAGGAAATGACACCGGCAGTCGGTTATCGGCAGTCGTCGGGAAGCTGACGGTGCCCCACTGAATAACCAATCCGCCCAGCCAGCTAGGGAAAACTACATAGCCGTTTGGTGTGAGGCTGGAAGCAAACCCCAGGCGCAGCTTTTTCGGCGTGGCCATGACCGTGTCGTTTGCGCTGTCGAGCATTTGCGCAGCCGTGGCGACCTTGGCCGTACCCTGATTGATCTCGGTCGCCTGAGCCGCCAAAGCAGCCAGCGCCGCAATATCAATGTTTCCCTGATTGATTGGCGCGTTCCAGGCCTTGAAGCACCATATAACCGCCATGTTGCGGGGACGGGTTTCGGCCGCCACGCGCGGGGCACCATTGGTCCCGTCTGTAATCGGGTCACCCGCCACAACATTACCGGTGAATTGCGCCCCTCCCAATTGCGCAGGGTTGTCAGTAGCACTGCCGTTCATACTAAGTGTTGCGTGGCGGTGCCCTTGGAGCGCATCGAGCTGCTTGCTTCCGATTACCCGGCCAGCATCCACCCCGCGCCCATGGTCCCAGCCGCGCAGGAACTCGCCCCGCGACTCGGGCAGGCGGAAGTTACCGGCCCCCTCGCCGCCCGTGTTAAACGCCGTACCCAGGAACGCCGCCAGATCCGGATAGGCTGCGATGCTTTTAACGCTACCGTCGACTTCCAGAAAGCCGGGCGGCACGCTGTTCACCGGAAACGCCACCATCGCACCGACCGGTAGCGCCGAGGCCTGGGCAATCATCGACTCGACTTCGGCCTTGGTGTAGCTGTTGGTGATGCCCATCCCCGCCAGGGTGCTCGGGTTATCGCCGGACACGACCACGCCGCGGTTGTTGACCTTGACGCGGGTGTATTCGCCGGCCTGCTTGTTCGCTGGCAACACCTCCAGAATGGCCGCATCAACGTAGCTCCGCGAGGCCAGCACCACCGACGGGTCAATCTTGAGCGCGACGTTAGCGGAGTTGTTGACGATAAAATTCATCCGCACCACTTGCGTGCGGCCAGAACCTTGCGTCAGCAGCGGCTTATAGCTCGGCGCGCAATTGGCCACCGCCACCAGATCGCCGGCCTCGTCGTACAGACCGATTTCACGAATCCAGCGCCCTCCTTCATCGGCCGGGATAATCTGCTCAGCGACGATGATCGCCGGATCAACCGGGTCGACCTTGAGCTGATTCAGCGGCCGGCGGCGCCATTCGTTGATGAGCTGGGTTTGTTCGGGCTTGGGGATGGGATCGGTCATGTTGGCATCACCAACGCCCATTTGAGTGATCTTCCAGGGAATGCCAAGCGCGTCGGCGTTCGCCTGCTTGGCCAGCCCCACATTGGTAAGGATGGCGAAAAACTGCGAATTCGCATCAATCATGGTAAACGTCCAGGGTGTCTATGGAGTGTTCGCGACCGATCACGGCAAAGCGGCCCGTGACTTCGATGTCACGCATCACCGGTGGATACACATCGATTTCGTCGCCTTCGTACAGGCAGGCAGCGATGTTCAAATGGCCTTGGGTTTCGAGACTGATCGCCAGCCCCGTCAGCTTGCGGGTGACCGGCTTGGCGTCATCGATCAGACGCTCCAGCTCCTGATACATCTCTTCGGTGATACCGGTGTCCAGCACCCCGACCTTGAGCGCAAAGGTTCCCGGCTCGGCCTCGGGCACCGTCTTGAACCACTCAATGATTTCGATCAGATAGCCCAGCGGCTCAACCACCCGGCGCAAGGCACCGATGGTG